GATCTACTCTCCTTTCCAAACACCTAGCTCGAACGACAATACGCTAGATGGTGGCGGTATTACCGGCGGAGGAGTCACGCATCCTAGGATTGCGTCCCCTTCGCTGACTAACCCGACTAACGACACGTCAGGCTCTCGTGCCGCGTGGGTGTATCACCACCCTGTGTACTGCCAGAGTTTTACGGAAACTCGTTATACCGGTGTACCCGGTCAGATGGGCTCTCCGGTGCGTAACAGCTATCGCGGCAAATCTTTAAGGTACGTACCTAACTACGGTTCTGTGTATGGTGTGCTTGGTGAGGGTGTGCGTAACATGGTGCGCACTTTTAGCCCCGGCACCAAGATTTAAACCGCTAAGAGTGCGACATTCTGTAGTTTATAGCGGCTTGTTAACTCTTATAGTTAGTAGGTAGTTTTTTCGGAGATAGACGTTGTTTATCGACAACGACTTCCCGAAGATCCTTGGTGCGGAACTTTACCGTCCTCACCCCGCATACATCGTTGAGATGGCTGCGGAGCCTGTGGTTGTTCACGACTTCTCGAAGCAGCCCGGCCAGACGGTTCAGTTAGATCGCTACCGGTTCTTCGGTAATCCTGGTTCTAAAGAATCTCGCGAGCGTACTGCTGAGCAGACCATTGGTACTGCTAACAGCCGCAATATTGTGAAGGATAAGGTGCTGGTGACTCTTCGTGAGTACACCGGTCCTGCTGACCCGAGTGATCCTACTCAGCCCAGCACCTTCAAGATTGCGCGTGAAACCCTGATTACCGCCCAGCGTCTGCTGCTGGATACCGGTAACCTCACCACTTTCCACCAATCCATCGGCAGCCTAACTCTGCTCGACGATTATCGTCGTTGGCGCGATCGGGTGTTCATCAACGAACTCCTGAAGGCTGTTTCCAAGGGTCAAGCTTCTGATTCCCAAGGCGGTTACTACTTCCCTGGTGATCTCGCCACTGGCGCTCTGACCTACACCAACGCCGAGCAAGCTAAGTTCGACGTTAAGGACGACCTGCTGCGCGTGGTGAAGAGCCTGCGTAAGCGGAACACTCCTACCTTCCAGGATGGTTTCTATCGCTGCGTTTGCGATCCCACCTTCCTGATGCACCTGCGTCAGAACAGCGACTTCCGCGAAGTTGCTCGTTATCCTGGCAACGGTCAAATCAACCCCCTCATGTCCGGGATGCAGCCCAACGCTGCCCTGTACATGGGTCAAGGCTTCGGCCAAGCCACCTTTGTGGCTGGCGAGCCGATCATGCCCACCGGCTTCGTGTTTGAAGGCGTGCGCTTCTTCGAAAGCACCAACATGCCTACTCAAACTCAGAGTGCGACCATCGCCTCCAGCACCGCTGATTACAACGCTGCTGTCGGTATCTTCTTTGGTCCTCAGGCCGTTGGTGTTGGCATCGGTGGCAACAACGCCCAGGTGCTTCTCAACAACAACGACGACTTCAGCCGCTTCATCATGATGATTTGGAGCCTGTACGCAGGTTTCGAACTTCTGAACGCTGACTTCGTCACCGTTGGTTACTCTTTCGACGCTTGAGGAGGTAACTAACAATGTCGATCAACTCTAACCAGCTCCACGTTGCCAAGATCTATCCTGGCAACTACACCAACGTTCTTCGTTACTGGCACGAAGAAAAAACCATGCAGTTCGAGAACGCCAATGGCGTTCAAACGAGCTACACCAACCAACCCGTTGGTGGCCCCGTGGGCGTGGTCTTCCGTCCCGGCTGGATTGCCCAGCAGGCTGTCGGTTATGTGGACCTGAGCTACCAAGCTCTGGGCACCAACAACCAGCTGGCCTACTACACCCAGCCTTACGGTTCCGGTCAGAACACTGCTGCGCAGCCTTTCCTGAGCGCTTCCGTAATCGTTCCTTCGCCCGACTTCCACAAGGATGTTCGTGCCGATATCACTGACGGCATCAAGGCTCCTGCCGGTGCTTATGTGTATCGCACCTCTCTGCGTGTGGATGGTGGTGATGTGGTGAGCTCCGGCGTTGCCGGTGGTTCCGCCACCCCGACCCTGACCCTGATCCCCTCCGTGGGCGAAGGTCT